GTAGACCTCCCCACGTAAGACAAGGCCGCCAGCCGCACGGGGGAACGGTCTGGCGGCCTTGCCGGTCTGCTGTTGCTACGACTGCTGCTCGCGCAGCCTGTCGTTCTCTTCCAGCCGCTTGATCAGCTGCGGCTTGGTGCCGGAGATGGGAAGCTCCCGCGCTCGGCACTCGTCCTGGAGGTCCGCCAGGCTCATGTCCTCGTAGGCCGGCAGGTCGTCGTCCACCACCAGTTCGGTGGGGACGGTGACCTCTCCGGACTCCTGGCGGTCGGCCTCGGCGTCCATTCGGGCAACCTGGTCGTCGTATCCACGCGCATAAAGGTACGCGCGGTCTTCGTCGCTGAGCGGCTTGTTCGGGTCCACGTATCGGCTCACCGGTTCTCCTCCCTTACCAGGCGAACGCGGCCGGCACGGAGTACGCGGCAGCGTCCAGCTTCATGATGGCTGCCGCGCCACGCGGCCCCACCGCTGTACCCATGCCTCGCACGAAGTACGAGTCGATCAGCGGGTAACTCTGCCGGTTGCCCGGCAGGAGGACCAGGCCGCGCAGCCCCGGGTTCTCGTGGTCGCGGATGCCGACGACGTTGGTCTGCGTGTCGTTGCCCCGGACAGCGAACGCCGCCATGTACCCCTGCGGGATCTGGCGGTCCGTGACGACCAGGTACGGACCCCACGAGCCGGCGACATCCATGCCGGCGAACGAGTTGCCCGGAAGACCGCCGACGAGCGTGAAGCCCGGAGGCAGCATCATGGCCATGTTCGCCCCGGCAGCGGGGATGAAGTCGTACAGCGAAACGGGGTCCACCGCCGCGCCGTAGTCCTTGGCAACACCCCGCTGGAATCCCACGATGCCGGCGTTGGCGTCGATGGGGTTCATCAGGAAGATGATGTTGTACCCGGAGGCGCGGTTGTAGCCGTGCTCCTCCACCAGCGACGCGAGGTCCAGGTGGTCCTGCGGGTCGAACGCCGTCTGCGACGCCTGGCCCGAGAAGGTGTAGTGGGTGTGAGTGGCCGGGTTGAACGTCGCGCCCCGGTACGGCGGGATGTACATGGAGTCGGCGTTGTACAGCGCCGTCACCGTGTACGAGGTGCCGTCGATGAGCGTGGTCCGGTTGGCGTTGTTGAAGAGCGCCTTCATGACCATCTCGAACTGGAGCGCGTTGTCGGCCTCCAGCATCATGTCCATGATCGCGTCCAGCTGACGCTGGGTGGCGCCGGTGCTGTGACCGGGTCCGCCCGCGAGGAACTGGAAGGTGTAGGCGTGCCGAGCATCGAACCACTCGAACGGGTAGGCCCGCGCGGTGGGGGTCAGCGCCGGACGGAGCGCCTTGGGGATGCCAAACTCGGACGCCTTCTCGAAGCGCTCCGTGCCGGGCTGGACGATGTCTTCGATGACGGTGGTGGTCGTGAAGCTGAGCAGGTTGATCAGCGGCTGCCGGGTGGCGTTGAACTCCCCCAGCGAGGACTGGTACGAGTTCCAGATCGCGTTGAGATCCTGGCCATCCCGAGTCCTCTGGAGGATATCCCCAGAGGCGTTGTATCCCTGTGCCATGGTCTATCCTCCCTTACGCCGTCAGGCCCGCCGCAGGCCCGAGGGCCACGCGGATTACCAGGCGCTTGCCGTTGGTCACCGATCCCGTTGCCTCCACGACCTGTCCCAGGTACTTGGAGGTGGTGGCGGTGTCGTCCACGGTCCCGTCCGTGTGGCCGTAGACCTTGGCGCCGTCCGCGAAGGCGGTGCCAGCGGTCTCCAGCGCCTCGACGATCTCACCGTGCGTCATGACGTCCACGACGTCACCGGCGTTCATCGGCCGGACCGCGCAGATCACTCCCACGATGTCGGCGGTGGCGCCGATACCGGTGCGAATGACTCGGTTGGAACCGTTGATCGCGACCGCGTAGAGCTTCCCGACGTCAACAGCAGCAATCGCCGCGTTGAGGACCGCACGGAAACCCCCAGCCCGGGGCTCATACTTGTCATAGCGTGCCAACTTGCAACCCTCCCTCGGAGGTTCAGTCCCCGTGATCCGCCCTCCGGGCGCGAGGAGTTACTGACTGGGCCTGCGACGGCTGCCGAGAGCGGGGAGGCGGCTCACCATGTTCTTGGTGTTAGTCTCTCCGCTGGTGCCGGACTTGCCGTTCATGGGCGGTGCGCCGCCTGCAGGAGGCGTAGCCGCAGGGGCTCCGTCTGGCTGCGCGTCGTTGACCATCCACGCATACTGCTTCGCCAACTTCTCGGCGGCCAGCCGGACTCCTTCGACGTTGCCGTCATCCGAAATCTGGATCTGGCTCCGGTCCAGAAGCTTGAGCGCTGCTGCGCTGTCCTTCCACGCGATCTTGTTGTCTCGCAAGAAGGCAAGCTCGACAGCCTGGTCCTTGAGCTGGTTGGTCAGCCGCTGGTTGGTCTCCTGAAGTGTTGCGGTGTCTCGCTTCAACCGCTCGATCTCCGGGAGATCCTTGTCACGGATGCCCTGCAGCTCACGCTGGGCCTCTTCGCGCTTCCTGTCGGCTGCCTGGAGTTGCACGCGGAGCCGCTCGAACTCTGCCGCGCTCACCGTCGCGGGCGGGGGTGGCTCCGCTGGCGGCGTGGCGCTCTGGCCACCCTCAGGCGGGGTTACTGCAGCGCCTTCTCCGGCCGGCACGGCACTCGGTCCGGGCTGGCCAGGAGCGCCACTCTGTGCGCTCGGGTCGGGCTGGGTCATGGTAATGCCCTCTCAGTTATACCCTATCTTGTCGCGCAAGGATAGCTGGCTATCGCCTTCGAATTGTGCTGCTTGCCACCCTTGGCCTTCTGTTCTGGCGTACTGGCACCGGTTCAGGCGTGTCCGGTGAATCAATCGCCTGAGGCTCCTGAGTTATGCCATGTCGCTGAGAGAACTCATCCAGGAAGTCGTCAAACTCCCCGCCCACAAGGGAATCCAAGAATTCATCGTCGTCTTCGTCGATGACCGGCGTGATATAGCACAGACAGTTATGGGCTATAATATCATTAGCTATGTACCATCCAGGCCCCGTTTGGAAGTTGTAAACATCATGCGTCGATTCGAACCTGCTGATCCGCAACAACTCATCGATCTCTACAGGTCCGGCAAGTCCCCGGACGAGATCATCAAGGCTCTTGCGCTCCCGATCAAGGGAGTGGCCTTCAAGAACTGGCTTAGGCGACAGGGAATCCAGCTTCGTACCCGGCAGGAAGCTATGGATCTCGTCTGGGCCAAGCGGACGCCCGAGCAGACCGCTGCCTGGACGAAGGCTGCCCACAGTGCCGTAAAGGGCATTCCCAAGGATATCAACCAAAAAATCGCTGCCGCCCGCACCAGATACGACAAGCAGACCCACATCTCGCCGGTTGAGCTGACGTTCGTTAGGCATATTAATGAGCGTGTCATCCAAGGAGAAATGCAATGGCCTATTGGCCCCTATAACTGCGACTTCGCTGCTGACCCCGTCGCCGTGGAAATCCTCGGGCACGGTACGCACAACAGACCAGGCCCTGCTATGCGTAGATTTGAAGAACGTAGCCGCTACATCCTGAACGAGGGCTGGCACCTGTTGTTTATATGGGTTTCTAGTAAGGGATTCCCCCTCGACGAACGGGCAGCAGACTATGCGGCTTCCTTCATTGAGTTCGCCCGCGCTAACCCATCCATTGATCGTGAGTATCGGGTGATTTGGGGTGACGGTAAGGTCGCGCCCATTGACGGTCTCGATCTTCACGAACTGGCCCGTATGCCTGCGCGCAGTAGCGGCTTCTGGCCTAGCTCCACGTAAAACCGTGCCGGCCACCACGCACTGCGGATGCGGCTTGAGCGGTACCTCGGTAGGCACGAACAGCCGGCCGGCCAAGCTCTCGCAAATCTCTATCTTGCCTGGACGCTTAGGGTGGCTCTTGCTTAAGTGCCACTCCACCTTATTAATCCATGGCTTCAGCTGTGCTGCCCGAACCGCCATGGCATGGTAGGCGTTGTTGATCTCGGTACGCGCTAGCCGTAACGCAGCGTACCGAGGCCCGCCCGGCGTGTTGGGGTTGACTAGGTCCCGAACCTCCCGAGCAAATTCCTGCGCGTTGAGTCCGCGCGCCAGGGCAGAGTTGACGCGCCGCTCTAGCACACCGCTACTCCACACCTGCGCCCGGTACACGCGCTCACTGAGGGGTTGCCGGCTAGCTCCACTCAGCCGCGCCTCTACTACATCAATGGCACGCGCCTCGGTGGCCTCGAGCCCCTCCGCTAGCGCTCGGGCGTCCCGTTCCCGCCCCACAGCCGCGAAGGCGGCTTCGTCGTAGCGCCCGGATACCTGGATCGCCCGAGCAGCGGCCTGTACCCGGCGCCTTTCCACGACCTTGCCGGTGCGCTCAAACAGATCCGCCTGGGCATCCAGGATGGCCTTCTTGATGGCCAGAGCCCGAGCCTGTTCCAGCGGTCCCGCCCCCGCTCGAGACATCTGCCCCAAGCGACGATTGACATCCTTGTAGGCATCCCGGAGCGCGCGGAGGATATCGGCGTCAGCCGCGCGCTGAATGCGCACGTACGCCTGCAATACCTCCTGCGGCTCCGGCTGGGCCATCGCTAAGTCAACCTCCTGTGGAGCAACGAACCGGCGGCCTGCGCTTCCGGTTGCGGAATGGGTTCAGGTCTGGGTACTCATTCATTGGCTAGAACCACTTTCCGTCGTGGGCAGGGCACCGTCAACCTCGGCGTCCATTCGAGCGCCTTGCAGGTCCATAGCTGCCTGGGCTTCCCCAGCTAGCGCAGCATCTTCGCCTTCGGGCACCTGGAATCCCAGGCGCTCCTTGATCAGCACCCGCGCGTAGCCGGTCGAGATTATCTTGGCGGTGACCAGGCCGACGATCTCGGCCATGACCGCCTCCCGGTTAACCGGAATGGGGTCCGAGAACGTGGGCTCCAGCCGGACGCCCGTATCCGCGATGCCCTCGTAGGCCGGCAGCCAGCCCGTCACCATGTCGTAGCCAAACTGGCGGAGCTTGGCCGCTATCTCTTCTTCCTTCTCCTCGTTCTTGGCCACCATGGGCGCCATCTCGATGGACAGCGCCACGCCGGACGCCGGGTTGGCTGCATCCATGCCTCCCATGGCGATGCGGGGCGTCCCAGACGTCTCCTGCATCTCGGCCTTGAGCAGCTTGGCATGCTCCTGGGACGGGGTAACGGAGTTAATCCCCTGCACCCGTCCAAACTGCTTGCCTTCCTCAACCTGGGCAACCGTGGCCGGCGCGATGACCCAGTCAGCGTCATTGCCGTTCGCATCCTTGACGTTTCCAGAGTCTGTCCAATAGAAACCCAGGCCCTGGAGCGCTACAGCTAGCTCCTCGTCGGTGATTGTCTGATTGACGCCGACGATCAACGTTTCCAAGCCCTGCAGCTCGCTCAGCCCGAACAGCTTCCCACCCATTCGCTTGTTGCGCAGGTGATACACCGGTATGGCCTGGATATCCGTGGGCAGCATTTGCCCCGCGAGCAGCGTGGCGAACGACGGCCCGCTCAGCCGGGCGGGAGCACCCACCGCTGCCAGGTCCGCCTCTGGGATGTTACGGGCGTCCCACTTGTCTTTCTCCCAGAACGTGAGCCGAGTGTAGATCCCGCCCACCGTCGAGCCCTGCAGCTCAGCCGCCCGCTCTGGCGTTAGTACGCGCTGGTACTCCAACCGCGCCACGATGTCTTCGTCCTCATCGTTCTTGATGACGTTGACGATGTAGCAGCCCGTCACGCGCTCCGCGTTGGTCGGGTCCGGAATCGGGAAGTACGTTGAGGGATCCAGCTCCGTGATGGAGATCCGCTGCATCTCGGCCTTGGACGGGTCCGCCGTCACGTGGATCAGCGCGTCGCCCCGGATCAGCATCCACCGCTTCAGGCTGAGGAACTTGGCACCGAACTCCTCGCGGTCCTGGATCGCCTTCCACGTCTGCATGAACAGTGCGGCGCCTTCTCCGCCCGTCTCCGCGCTGCCCTGCCCAGGCTCAGTACTGGTCCCAGGGGACGTCTGGATTGCCACCCAGGCCAGGTCACGAGCCAGGTAGCGGTTCGTCCCCTCCACGATGGAGCGAGCCACCGGGCTCAACCGACGGAACAGCGCGTTTTCGCTGTCCACGCTCATGACCTTCTCGAACACCGTGGGGTTATTGCTGTACATCTCGTCATACGTGTCGTACGCGCGCAGCCGGAGCTTGTCTTCGTTGGCGGCGTCCGGTAGCAGATCGGAGAAGGGCTTGCCGAAGTCTGCGACGGTCTCGTATGGGCTCAGCGCAGCCACTTAACGTCTCCTCCCTGTCCTGGCCTTCCGCGAGCCAACGCCATGTGGCGTGGACCACGGTACGCCGAAGAATCCTCTGAAAAACCGCCCAAGCGCCTCGGGCGTATGGTTGTCCACCGGTAGCGGTACCTCAGGCGCGGCTCGGTTCTTGGCGTCGGCCTGTTCGGCGGTCTCCTTGTACCGGTAGGCGCCCATCTCGCGAATCGTGTGCTTGCAACGCGGGTGGATCGTAAGCCCTGGGACGCGCTCCGGGTGATCGACGGGCAGGTGCGCCAGCATGGGGTTGGGCTTCAGAAAGCGACGGATCCACTCCAGCCGATCCTGGATCTCGCCACCCGTACCGCCCAGGGAGCGGATCCCCAGGACATTCTGGAAGTCCCGGTTGCCCCCTGGGTCGGCAGGATCCCCGTAGAAGGCCTTGATTCCAATGTCGCCGCCCGTTGGGGCCAGACCCCTACCCTTGATCTCCATAGCTGCTTCGTGTGGCGTACGGGACCGCTCGTAGTACTCGTGGACAACGTGGACGCGCTCCTTGTGCGGGTCCACCTGAAGGATCAGCCACACGGTTGGATTGGTGAATCCGGAGTCCTTGCACGCGTACGTGGTCCAGCTTCGGCGCAGCTCCTGAGAGTTCAGGTGGATCTCTGGGTCGAAGTCCTTGAACACGCGGCCGATGTACTCGGTGAAGTCTGCCGCTACCTCCTGGCCAAAGCTCTCCAGGCTCTGGTCCAGGAACATGGCCCAGATCTCAGAGTCGATGCCGGCCGGGATCAGTCCCATCTCCGTTGCTACCAAAGGTATCGTTTGTAGCAAGTCGTCGATATGCTTAGCCTTCTTGGCTTTCCGGAACAGGTCCAGAAGCTCTTCGTCAACGCCCATCGGGTAGACGTGCGGATTGGCCCAGGATGGCGCGCGCCAAGACGCCCAGTCGCTACGGCGATCGTCCTGGCCAATCATCCACAGGTCGTAGAACCAGTTCCGCCCCTCCGGCGTCGACCCGAAGAAGGCCCAACCACCAAAGTCTGCTAGGGTCGGACGAATGAACTTGTCCCACACCGAGGGCTTGAGCTTGGCCGCCTCCGAGAAGACGACACCGGAGAGGCCTTCGCCCACCAAAGTGCCCGGGTACTTAGCGGACTTGGCCCACACCACAAATCGACCACCGAACATGGAGATTCGCATCTCACCGTTGAGCGGATTGTTGTAACTACCCGGGTGGTCCATCGCGAATCCGAGCTTGGCGTAAGCATCCCACACCACCCTGAATTCCTTCTCGGCATCCGAGTATTCTGGGCCGACGATCCAGAACTCGCGACGGAGCCCGCGCGCCTTCAGCTCATCCAGCTCCACCTTGGCACGCAAGGCTTCCGGAATCAGCTTGTGGCCGCCCGTCTGAGACTTCCCAACACGGCGGCCTGCAGCCACTACCT